GCGGTGCTCTGAGGGCTGAAAGGGAATAAGGGTAGCATGGTAGCCCCATAGAGGAGATCGGCCACCACAGAGGACGTGGGACCCCTAGAAACGGATCTCACGTCGTGTGGTGGTGGGGCCGATAACGTCCGAGACCACAAAAAACGTGGATTTTCGGCCAATTATCGTTTACTCAAGTAAATGTCCTAACCCCACCCCACGAAACCGCAACCCTACCCCAACCCAATGTCACCCCCTCAGGGTTATAAATCGCCGCCTACAGTCTCTATACTCTCTTTTACCCCCTTTACCCCAACTAAGAAGAGAAATAATATAAGAGAGAACACTCTTACATATTACCAGTCTCAAATATAATACAGCATAGAACATGCCTGTATACTAAGAAAGTTTTCGGGCCGATTTTACAGTTAGTTAGCCAGGGCAATAATATCCAGGGTATTAAGTGAAAAACTGGGAAATAGACGTATACCCGAGTGACATCGTTAGCAGTTGCTACCCCAAAGCCTGCCAAGATATACATGAGATTGCGTCAACTGTGGTTTACTTGTAGAGAGGTCTACCCATAATTATATAGGAGAAGTGGAAATGACAGAGCAACACATCTTACACCCACAAGCCGGAATGTTCCATGTGACCCCAATCCCCATCACCCCCCAATACGGTATCACTCGTGATGGCATGGTTTGGAACCTCAAACGCAACTGGCACATAAAGGGCTCGGTGAACGCGGCTGGATACCGTACCGTTGCCCTGGTCGGCCCAAACGGCCAGCGCACGCACACAGTACACCGTCTGCTTTACTGGACCTTCATCGGGCCGATACGCCCCCGTCAAAAGATCAGGCACATCAACGGGGATAAGACCGACGATAGGGTCGAGAATCTTATCCTGGCCGGTCCTAAGCCCCGTACAAGCCGATCACGGCCCTGGTATGCAAGGGGGGCTACAGAATGATGAAACGGCGCACAGTCTATTACCACGAGGCAAGCCGATCTCTATACATGGCTGGTTTCGCCAGATGCCGCGACGTAGCCCAATGGACATCATGGGGTTGTATACCCCTACACAACAACCGGGAAATACTGCGACGGTACCATGAGACCAAGAAGAGCCGGTACTTCTTCGGAAGTGAGCAAGTATCCAAACGTACGTGGGCCTCGCTTATGGGCATACCTGTTAAATTCAGGTGCAAGCCTAAGCCTAAGCCCGTAATCACCCCACCGGTACCCGTCACGCCTACCCCACCAGCGCCCACTGTGATAGTGACGACACGCCCAGAGGACTGGCGAAATAGGTATTTAACCCCTGGCCAAAGAAAACGTTTGCAACCGACCTGATTATGTAGTATACTATAGGTACCGGCGATAGTGCCGAATTGGAGGATTGATCGATGAGACAAGCACTAGGAACCGAGTTACACCCGGACGACCAGAAGCGCGTTCTTGCAAGCTACGTCCACCGATACACGGGGGACCACAAGCCAGGGTGGGCGGACGGCACAAAACCCGATGGGACAGAGTACCAAGTACAATTTGCTGATGACGCGGATTGGCTGTCGCATACACTGTTCAGTGTTCGCGCGGACGGACGGCTAGACCACAGCACCCATCACTGTGAGTCCGATCCAACACGGCCGATGAACTCCCCGATCCACGGGCGCGGCCCACACGGTGCGCCCGAACACGGGCCGATGGTGGCTAACAGGAGGACAAAACGATGATACACCACCCAGAGAACCAGGTAGTTTGTGACCAGCTGGCCGAGGAGGATCCAAACGCCGATCACTGTTGCTGCAGATGCCGCGACAAGGACATTTGTGTACTGCAATCGGATAAGTGTTGCAATGAGACGGAGGACTAGACCATGACAACACAGAAACAGATAAGAGACGCATTCTGGCAGACACACGAAGACGCGCCGGGTATCAGCCGTGCGCAGATACGCGACCACGAGAGTATCGGAACGATGTACAACACAACCACCCGATGTGCGTTCGTTGATTATGTGGACGCGCTACAAAAGGGCGGAGAGATCAGTGAGGCACTTGCGAATTGGGTGACGCCATGAAGACAGTTATCATACTACTAATCGCAACGTACTGCATGTGGAAGTGGTACCAAACACGCTGATTGAAGGGGATAGATAATGAGAGTTAAAAACATGGCAAGCAGCCGTGGAAACCTAGTACCAAATCAATTCATAATTGAAACCGACAAAGGAACCTACTTTCAGTCCTACAACACCGTCATAGCATTCAAGTCCTACGAGGGCAAGATACAGCTTGATATGAACTCGTGGGACTGTTCGGTGACTACCACCCGATACCGGAACCAGTTTCTCGGGGAGAACACAAAGGAAACAAGAAAGCACATCAAGGATGGTGACTATGAACTAGTGGATTTGAACACTTGACCAACTAGCCACACGGTGGCCGGGGCCTAAGTAATACTAAGCAATGGAGGACACGACCTGCGACCAGTTATGGACACAACCGACTAGATGCCAATGAGGTGTACAGCCGCCCCGTGCGTGGGGACGTTGACGGGGTGGTTGTGTGATTCATTGACCTGATTTATCGCAGAGTTTGGAGGTCTAAAATGCGGTTGCACTGCCTGACATGTGGCAAAGCCCTACCAACGGACACCGACGCTGAAACACACCGTGCGGCAACGGGCCACAGACTCCGCTCAGCGGCCCACCGCAGGAAGCCCAAGGCCAAGTTCGGTATCCTGTACAGAGTCGCTGACAAAGTCCTGGCGTATGCTACAACGGGCGATAGGGCATACCAGTACATTTGCGCCGGGTACCGCCCCACAATATCGCATTGGGTTATCCGTAAGCATGTTCTGGCCTACAGTATTGACAATAGGGAGTGTACCTGTAGACAGTGGTATGCAACAACTGGTATCAGACGCCCCGGCGTGGATTCCGTATTGGAGCAGTCACAGCTGACAGACAAGCGGGCGCTGCGTACCGAGCTTGAAAAAACATGGGAAAAGCGGGCGCGGGGCGAGACATACTCCCAGCCCGCGAAATAATTTTGAGATTTCCCTTGCATTCCTGCTTGGGATATGGTATACTTTAACCAGTGGCAATTATGCCACACTAGAGAAAGGGGATAGCTGTGGAAAGAAAAGGTTTTGTATTGGTTGGACTTCTCGTGCTGGCCGTGATCGTAGGCGGGCTGATCCTGACGGCGGGGTGGGGCCTGAACATCTACAAACTTACGCAGTGTGACTTCGCGGAGCCTTACAAGGCAGAGGTCATTCGGGGTGTCGGCATTGCCCTACCGTTCGTTGGCAGTGTAGCCGGGTGGATGGATATTGACGACACGCCGGCACCTGAACAAGAATAGTATTTTTTACAGGAGCAAAGACATGTCAAAAGTAGAAGTGTATCAAGAAAACAAGTCAGTGGAAGCAGTAGTACGACTGTAGCTGGTGCAGGAAGATAATTATGTATATCTGGTCGTGGTTGATGACCACGGAAAGAAAGTTGACCGGGGCACCATCCTAGTTATTAACCCGAGCGGTACTATGACCAGGTGTACAAGGGTCAACCCGAGTCTCGGCTTCAAGCTGAACAACCTCGATCAAATCGTAGAAAGATAGCGCGTCTACCGGCGGGCACCTAACCTCCTTCAGGGTGCCTGCTAGTAATCGCGGTATAGAGTAAGGGGATACTGATGAGAACAGCACGAATAATGGTGACAACCAAGTGTGACCGGGGGTGCAGCTACTGTTGCAATACACCCAAGAACCCGGCGATACAATCATGTTCGACTATGAGGGGACTGTCCTACATCCCCGATGTGTATGATGCCTACGTAATAACTGGTGGGGAGCCGCTAAACGACTGGGGCACCGTTGAGCAGACCCGCTGTGCGATTGAGTCATTGTCTAGGCGTGGCAGGCCTGTGTACCTATACACGGCCACATGGCCCCACCATACGACTCTACCAATACACAGACTAGCCGGGGTTACGTATACTATCCACCACCCGTTTACCCCGAAAGACAGGCTGGCACTGAAAGCTATAGAGAAGGAGATAGCCAAATATGGGACTCGTTTGCATAACCGGCTGACAGTCAATAAGAGCGTACCTAGGCATAAGCTCCCTCGCGTACGGCTAAAAGTGTGGAACAGTGTGGAACATGTTGAATTTGACCCGGACGGCATGTGTCCACTCCCAGGAGGCGAAGATCTGTATCTACTGGAGGGCGAGTGATGGCGGGAATAGCAGCAAATGAGCTACCTATTTACAGGGTAGCCACGACAATGAGCACCACTCTAATCGCCACGCACGGACTATCGCGCGCATACGAAATCGGCAATCGTATACAGGAGCAAATCCTGAGCCACATCAAGCGTCAGATTGCCCGGCACCCTAGCGAATGGGATGACAGAACCAAGCGGGAAGTGGCCGGGTTGCCACCTATCCCACCCGTACCCGGAACGACGAGCGCGGCGTAATAGGGAAGGACATTATACTATGTCAGTAGCCGACGAAGACAAAGCAGCCGATAGACTAGCACAGGCTTTTCTGGATCAGTGCGTTCGCGATGGGCGTATCACCCAGGAAGAGTGCGACGCTGTCGCTGTTGGCAGAGAGAGCAGCGGGTGCGGTGAGCCACGCTGGAAGTGGTGCCGGATTAACCCCAAGCGTCTTATAGAGGGCGTTTCTCTGCGAGACTGCGACATTTACACCAATTATCCAGCCTGGAGCATGGGGGAGATAGCGAAGTTTCTCGGAATCACCGTGCGTACGGTGCGATGCTCACTAACCCGGATACGTCGCCTGTTGCCATCGCTGAAACGAGACCCAACCAGACAGTACGGTCTTCCGGATCTATCAACCATGAAACCACTGGGACTGCCCGGAATCCCCGGGCCAGTGATTGACAACAATGACATAATTTTCTGAATGAGGAGTGTGGAATTGGCCATGCGAAGGATAATATGGGCGTTTTAATCAACGCGGCTATCTATTTGGAAGGGGCACAACATGAGAACATTTGAATCCGGGGCTACACGTGATGATGATGATGATAAGCTCGATGTCGAAGGCTTCTACCACCCGGCAGTGGTGCGGCGGTACGCTCAGTACCTGCACAAGCATCGTAAACAGGCCGACGGGAAGATGCGGGACAGCGATAATTGGCAGTGCGGAATTAACGTAGTGGTGTACGTCAAGAGTCTACTTCGCCATACACTGGACACCTGGCTGCACCATCGGGGGCAAGGCCACTTGGCTGAGTACGCAGATGAGGAGGAGTGTATCTGTGCTGTGCTGTTCAACGCGCAGGGCCTGCTCCTTGAGAAGTTGGTCGCGCGTGGTGAGGTGAAGAGATGCGACGAGTAGTCCTATGCACCATGGTGGCCTCGTTCGTAGTGTTGGGGCTCATAGACCTGCACGCGGGTGACATGCGGACGGGGGTAGCGAGTCTGTTGTTGGCCGCGGTGCAAGCAATACTGTTTATGTAAGGGGAACGAGACATGATAGCCTTCCTAGATTTGGATGGTGTCCTTGCAGCCTGGGACACCGGTGTGCATAAGCGACTGGGTATTGAGCACGACTATGCGACCTGGCCGTATGCCAAGGGCCGCAAAGGGTGGCACTGGCACAATGAAATCGGCAAGCCATTTGCAGAGATCAATGCACTATGCGACCTCGACCTGTGGGCTGGCCTCCCATGGATGCATGACGGCAAGGCTATCCTTTCCAGTGTAGCTAATGCAGTCGGTATGAGTAACATTCGTCTACTCACTACGCCGATGCCTAACCCCATGTCAGCCAGCGGTAAGGTGGCGTGGGTACAGAAGAACATACCCGAACTGGCCAAGGGCCTTATCATCACCACAGCCCCCAAGGAGACACTGGCCAGGACACCGGACTCCGTGCTGATAGACGACTCGTCGGACAACGTGGACCAGTGGCGGGCGGTAGGGGGTAGGGCTATCCTCGTTCCGAGGTGGTGGAATGATGACTATGAGCTAGCCATGGATACTGCAACAGCTGTAGCTCAGCGATTGGAGATATATGCCGGGATACTAGGAGGGGACATAGCATGACCAGCGACTACGTCCGAACTGTTCGATATATGATCAAGTGCTGCTATCGGTATTACGTCGCGGCTAACCCATGCATGGGGGACACTAGCTACGACAAGCTGGTTCATGCCGTGCAGGAGATTGAGGCAGCCAACCCGGGCGATACCCTAGCAATGTCCCCCACCCAGAAAATCTGGGGCGATAGTAGTTCCCAGTATCCCGCATGGGCCAAGGATGAGCCGACTCCTGAGGAAACTGTAGTGGCACATACGATACTTAATGCATATATGGGGGGGAAGAGATGAACGTTCTGGTAATTGGTGATATACACGAGCCAGCGGCACATCCGGGCTATATGGCCTTCTGTAAGGATCTGCGCAAGAAATACAAGACGGATACTACGGTCCTGATCGGCGACGTCGTGGATCATCAGGCCGTCAGCTTCCACGCGGCCAACCCGCAGTGCGCGGGCCCAACAGATGAGTACCTACTGGCCAAGCAGAAGATCAAGCGGTGGTACAAAGCATTCCCCAACGCATGGGTCACGTGCGGTAACCACGACGCCCGCGTCATCAGGCTTGCAGAGTCCGTGAACATCCCATCCAGGTACATCCGTGACTACAACGAGGTGTGGAAGACAAAGACGTGGACGTGGGTGGATGAGGTAATCCTTGATGATGTGTACTACTTCCATGGCACTGGTCGATCAGGTATGTACCCCGCGTTCAACGCTATGAAGGATCTCCTGATGTCAGTTTGTATGGGACACTGCCATAGCCAGAGCGGCGTCAAGTGGCGTGCGAACCCAAGGCAACGTACGTTCGGTATGGATGTCGGCTGCGGCATCGACGTTGACGCCTATCAATTTTCTTACGGAAAACATATGAGATCCCGACCAATCCTATCAGCAGCTGTGGTGATCGACGGGATGCCACACCACCATATCATGCCGTGTGGCGTTGGCGAAAAATACCACAAGAGCCGTTTCGTTAAGGGGTCGTGACCATGTATATACCGCCGCCGCCCGCCATACCACCAATGCCTAGGGCACCCTTGTTCCCCGGGGCCACGGAGAAGCAGCGGAACGATCAGCTTGGTGCTGATATCCGCGCCCTGCTTGATGACCTGTCCCGCGTCACGTACGTGCCGGGGTGGCAAGAGATGCTTGTCAAGTTCAAGAACGCAGTCAAGCCGGGCGGCATATGCGATCAGCTCAGGCTGCCGTATCGAGCCACGGGTCCTAACCTAGCCGGAGACAGGGGGGCTGGCCGACTGCCAGCACTCGCTTGCCTGTATACCCGGCTATCATGGCTGATCCAATTGTATTGGAGGCTGGTCTTGACCGGCGATGAGAATGAGGAGCATATCAGGTGCTACATGGATGAGATCCGGGGTATGCTTGCCATGACAGACGATCGGGGCAACAAGCTACACTTACAGCAAATCCTCACGCGGTGTGTCGTGGAGGGCGATATCAGGATGGGGCTCTGGATCGAGGTGCCGAGTGAGTCTTGAACCATACCAGGGTGTGCTTGCATCAGCGGGGTTTCCTACGGACACAATTGTCCTAGATTTTGAATCTTACTTTGCCGCGGACTACAACCTGCGCCAGAAGCATATGGACATCCCGCAGTATGTCGGCGACGCGAAATTTGAAATTACTGGGCTCGGGGTCATGGGTCTGGGTGAGAATGAGGGACCTTGGTTTCACCGGGCAGATACCGTTAGCAATACACTAGAAGAGCTACAGGACCCGCATAATTACGGCCCCAACCTCGAACGCTGCACGGTAGTCGGCCATAATCTGTACTTTGACCTGTTGATTCTGCGGGAGAAGTACGGTATCACCCCTAAGTACACCGTCGACACCCGTGATCTGTCCCGCCACATGGACGCAAGGAACCACCACAGCCTGGAACACTTGGCCAAGAAGTACGGGGCACCAACGCCAAAGGGTGACACCAATCAGTTCAAGGGACTGCACGCGGCGGATATGTCCGAGTACGATTGGAAAGCCCTGTCAGGGTACTGTCGCAACGACATCGACATCACGGCGTTCCTGCTCAAGAAGCTACTGCCGATGATCAAGCGGCCTGATGTTGAGCTACGACTGGCAGCCCAGACGCTGCGTATGTTCCTGGTGCCCAACATCGTTGTCGACACCGAGCTTGGTGATCGGCTTGTCACAGAGATGAGCGATCAAGTAGGTAAGGCGATTGAGGCTACGCACGAGTACGGTATACTGTCGATCCAATCGCCACGTTTTCTCAAACGATCCAGCAAGCCACCAGTGATCAGGCAGATTGAGGCTGAGGATATATCCAAGAACGCACTGCTGATCAACCTGTTCAATCAGGTCCTGCCCGAAGGCGAGACAGTGCCGATGAAGCAGGGCAAGAAAGCAACGATCCCCACGTTCTCCAAGATGGACGATGGGTTCAAATGGCTGCTGAATCACCCGGTCCCCGCCGTTCGGGCATTGGCTGAGGCACGACTGGCTATTAAGTCATGGCCTAACCATGTCAAGCGGGTGCAGCGTATCCTGGCCCAGGCGCGGTGCCGGGATGGGATGCTGGGTATCCCGTTGAACTATTATGGTGGGCACCTTGGGCGCTGGAGCGGCAGCGGCAAGATAAACGCCCAGAACCTCGGGGCCAGGGATGTCCACCCCCTGATCAAGGATGTCGGCAAGATGCTGCTCGCACCCCACGGCTACCTGATGGGGACCGGCGATCTCAAACAAATAGAGGCCCGCAAGGTTGCTTGGCTATCGGGACAAACAGACTTGGTGGATGCGTTCGCCGCGGGTACTGATATCTATTCTGAGTTTGCCCAGGAGCACATCTTTCATGAGGAAACGCACAATCCCACTAAGGAAGAGTGGGCATCCAGCCCGGAACTGGCCGAGCAACTATCCATCCGACGTGATTTCGGGAAAATGACAATTTTAGCTTGCCTGGCCGCAGGGTCTCCGGTACTAACAGATTCTGGGTATAAGGCAATCGAGGCAATAACCAAAGACGACCTGCTGTGGGACGGGGTAGAATATGTGAGCCACGGCGGTGTGGTGTGTAGGGGGGTAAAGGCATGTGTAAATCTACAGGGCATATGGATAACACCAGATCACGAGATCCTAACAGACCAAGGGTGGTGCCTGGCGCACAGCCTAAGCATCAGCAGCCCAGCATCGGAAGTGTGTACGGAGAGTTTACTGTCACGGCGGTTGTATATGGCCCGCGGGGCGGGATTAAGTCCGTGGAATGCCGCTGCTCCTGTGGTCGAACAGTATCTCCGCACCGCGACAGCCTTATCGCCGGGAGCAGTACACGTTGTAACGTCTGTGCTAAAATTAAATCTGGCGTCTCTCAATCAATTGCTCCAGAGATACCCGCAGCACACAGGAAACGATTACGCAACCGGATTTCTGCGATCATTAGCAGGTGTGAAAGACACAAACATAAACGATATGGCGGAAGAGGTGTCCGAGTGTGGCCTGTGTGGGTCACGGATAGAGCAGCTTTTCTTAGGTATCTGGTCACTATCCCTGGATGGGATGACCGAAGCCTTGAAATCGACCGCGTTAATAACGATGCGGGATACAGGCCGGGAAATCTTCGGTTTGCAACACGATCAGAACAAATGCACAACACATGTAGAACCAGAAAAGATGGACACGGAACAACAAGCGTGTGTCTTGAGTGCGGGGGACAATTCACACGTAAACAAGCGGGACAGTCCCTATGTTCCAAGCGATGCGCTGGAAAATCATCTCACGTTCGATATCTTGGAAGCCGGTCCCCAGCACCGGTATCAAGCGGGACATGTGATCGTAGCTAACTGCGGATTCGGGATGGGCGGGCGAACGTTCCACACGCGATGCCGACAGGATAAGAGTCTACGACCTTTGTTCGATGCGGGGATCTACGATCTGCCATTCTGCATAAAGCTGATTAAGTTATATCGAAACAGGTATCAGAAAATTGTAGCGTTCTGGGGTGAACTGGAGCGGGCATATAAGTTCGTCACCAAGTACAAGGATCAGACTACCACGGTAAGCCACAACGGACACGAGCTTGTGTTCCTCAACCAGGATGACACTACTATCATCGTGCTGCCGTCTGATCGGTGTATATTCTATCCGATGGCCCGTGTGGCAAGTGACGGTGATGCCTCCTATACTAGCGGTAAGGTGAAGTACTATGTCTACGGCGGCAAGCTCTGCGTGGCATGGGACACACGGGTTCTAACTGACCACGGCGTGGTGGGAATTGAGGATGTAAAGTCCTATTACAAAATATGGGATGGCGAACAGTGGTGTAGTCACCGCGGTGTGATCTATAAGGGTGAGCAGCTAGTAATGGGGCTTAATGGTGTAGATATGACACCGGATCATCGCATTCTTACAACAGAGGGGTGGAGGAATGGGTCGCAGGCGATTGGACTTACTTGGAAGGAAGTTCGGAAACCTAACGGTAATAGAAGATCGTGGGTCAACCGGATCAAAATCTATCTGGCTGGTAAAGTGCATATGCGGGAAGAAGTACGAGATCCTTGGTCGCGACTTGACCAGGAAATCCAGGTCGGGGACACATGGTTGCCGTTCATGTTCCGCTATGGGTATAGGCAAAACACACGGAATGGCGAGGCATCCCGCTTACGCAGTGTGGAGAAGTATGAAGGGCCGGTGCATGCTTCCATTGCATCAGGCGTACAAAAACTATGGGGGTCGTGGTATAAGGGTCTGCGGGCAGTGGGCATGTTCTTTCGAGACTTTTTGGAAGGACATGGGCCCCTCGTATCAGCAGGGACTGACGCTAGAGCGTATAGACAACGACGAGGGTTACCGTCCCCTAAATTGCCGGTGGGCAACACGTCAGGAGCAGGCCCGAAATCGCCGGAAGTCCCTTCCGTTCAGTATAAAGGACTTATCAGAAAAAACAGGAGTGCCAAGACCAACGTTATACTACCGACACCACCACGGGCTTCCGCTACACACGTCTACGATATAGTAGACTGTGGCCCCAACAATAGGTTTACAGTAATAGATGGGGACGGAATTCCACGGCTTGTCCACAATTGTGAAAACGTAGTCCAGGCTAGTGCCCGCGACGTCTTCGGGGAGGGACTGCTGCGGTTGGAGGATGATGGGTTCACCGTGCTGTTTAGTGTGCATGACCAGGCGATCACGTTGATATCTGATGACGACCAGGCCGAAGCCCGGTTGGCGCGGATGCATGAGCTACAGGTGATGATACCAGAGTGGGCGACGGGGTTGCCCGTTGCTACGGAGGGCCGACTATGCGACCGATTCGAGAAATAAGGGACAAGATAATGGTACAGCGGTATAGCGTAGATTTTCCAGGACAGTCGGTAGATGAAAACCCTAATGGTGACTATGTACTGTACAAAGACTATAGTACCGACTTATCCGATCAGACCCTGTTTATGGCGTGGTACGTCCGCCAGATGCAAGAAATAGAGAAAGTTGTGAGTCGTTTCGGTGCCTATGTCCATATCGTGTTTGGTACCTCTAACGGCGCTCCATGCTTCTACGGCCGCATAAAGATGTGTCACAACGGCAAGGCTGTAGACCTGTCATGCATGTCGCTTGATGAGTGGCTAGGAGTTAACACGTGGAAGAAGTTCTTGTATCAGATGCAGGATTACATAACCCTGGAGTCTGGGCTTTCGTGCCAAGCTTACGAGTTTGGCCCCGGCAATACCATATACACGGCCCTTAGATTCTGGGCACAGGAAAACCTGATACCGTGGTGCCACCCTGTACCGGAAAATTGGTGAGCCGTTTTGAAAAATAAACAGGAGGATAGCTATGCTTGGAGTTACTGCAATAGTTGAGAAGCTAGGAAAGTTGGCGGTGGAGTACGATAAACAGGAGCGGTATGCTGAGGACACGGTACTTATTATGCGGGCCCGTGCAATACTGGAGGGTGTGAGGCACTGTCCGACCCTCCCGTACGAGATGTCAGAGACAGCCCTGCGGATTGGGTGGAGCGAGGATATGGGCAAGTAGGGAGTTGGAGCTAATGAACAGGAGACAATCAAGTGCAATTGATAGATCGAGACTGGCAAAGGCTGCGAAGCCGCTCGGCCAGATTATTATGGAAACTGCGCGGGCACGACGTACCGGCACAGAGATACCCCCGGTGCCCTGTGTGCCATCGCCCACCCCACGAGCACGTAAGCGTAAGCGAGCCGCAAAGAAAGATAGAGAGTCCACGGTCTTACATGACTGTCTTAAACTGCTGCATAAGAAGGGGATATACTCATGGCGGAACAACAGTGGGACACTCTGGTCCGGCGGGCAGCCCGTGAGCTTCGGGTATCCGGGGTCAGCGGACATCCTGGGTATTCTATCTGACGGTAGGTTCCTCAGCGTCGAGTGTAAGAGTGCAATTGGGAAGCAGTCTGCCAAGCAAATAAAATTCCAGGCGAACATTGAGGCTAACAACGGGCTGTATATACTGGCTCGTAGCGTTGAGGATTTGGAGAGGGGCTTACCATGATAGAGATTATACAGGGAAATGCTATTGAGGTGCTGCCTATGCTCCCCAAGGCTAAGATGATCTTCGCCGATCCACCGGATAACCTCGGCGTGGAGTACGACGGGTTCGAGGACAAGTGGCCTAGCGACTCTCACTATATCGAGTGGTTGGTCGATATTACAAAATCGGCACTTAGGGCCGGACCCGATTCCCTGTGGTTGTCTTACTATTGGAGGTGGGATTTCCATTTCAAAGGGGCGCTGTGGTATCATGCCGTAGATGAATTAGGGGGATACAGGGACAAGCCCTACGTCTGGTGGTACACCTTTGGCCAGCACCAGCAGAAGGACAACGCATCATGCTTCCGGCCCATGCTCCGCTTCTCCAAGCCCGGTGTAGAGTGGAACACTGACGCCATTCGTGAACCATCAGACCGCCAGCGGATATACGGTGACAAGCGGGCCGATCCGCGGGGCAGGGTACCCGGTGACGTTTGGGATGGAGTATGGGAAGAGTCGCGCATCTGTGGCACGTTCAAGGAGAGGCGCAAGTGGCACAAAAACCAACACCCCGAGGCCCTGATGGAACGAATAATCTTGATGAGCACGGACCCCGGCGATTTGGTGATTGACCTGTTCGGCGGCACCTTTACAACAGCCAGGGTATGCAAACGTTTGGGACGTGACTGCACCTCGATAGAGATCAGCGAGAACTACTGTAAACACGGGCGCTCCGAACTTGGAGTAACGCCCCCGGTACCGGAGGTGAAATAATGGATACTATAAAACTTAGAAGGCACATTAAGCTCTGTAGACGCAACTTGAAGTCTGATCGGGTCAAGTGCTGTGCAACGTGCCCGTTTGAACAGGAGATCCTACTATGCTACCCTGACCTCAAAAAGTTATTCATCCAGAAACGAAAGGATAAGGGGATAAAGTAATGGCACTACGCGAACTTAGACTATCAGCCAGTTCAAACGGCGACTTCCTCGCTTGCCAGCGCCGATACCAACTCGGGTATCTATTCGGGCTGGAAGCCGACAAGGACAAGGATAGCACCAGAGTGGGTAGCTTATGGCACAAAGCGCAAGAGCTACTCGAACTGAAACCCGAATCGTTATGCCCCCGATGCGCACGTAGAGAGGAGGTTGACCCCGTATGCTTCATGTGCGAGGGCACGGGACGCATCGCCGAGAATCGTATGGACATCGTCATGCGGTATCTCAATCAGCAGTACGCCAAGACACCGGACAACAAGACAGCTGATGACTGGGCTGTCGAACAGGTCAGCGTACTACATTCGCTGGTAGGCCACCAGTGGTACTACTCCGACACAGAAAACAGGTTCGAGGTGATCGGCAGCGAGCTAAAGTTTGAGGTCCCGATAGTGAAGAAGGGCGGCAAGCGCCGGATACCCAAGGCCGTGTTCGTGATCAAGATTGACCGGATGGTCCGTGAGATTGCAACAGGTCTGGTGTACGTGTGGGAGCGTAAGTCTACTGCCCGATCCCTGAACGCCGACTACTGGGATGCATTGACAGATGGCGATCAGGTCACCGGGTACATCTACGGAGCACGGCTGGCGCAGGCGAAGGGGTTACTAGCGCCATACGGGGTTATGTCACACGATACACCTGTAGCCGGTGCGTTTTGCGACGTGTGGCACAAGCCAACTATCAAACCGAAGACTCTGAGCCAGGCTGACACGAAGGTACTACTAGAGACCGGCGAGTATTGTGGTGAGGCGTTTGAGGTTAAGACAGCACTGGGCGGGGGTGGGGGTGCCCTAACAGTGAATGGGGAGCAGGCCCTGACCACCCCCGGCAAGAAGGGCTTCGCCATCCACGAGACGGCCGCACTGTATGGGGCCCGGCTTCTGGCGGACATCACAGAACGGCCCGAGTTCTACTTTGAACAGCGGATCGTCGCCCGAACGGATCAGGAGTTACGTGACTTCGGGTACAAGTTGCCCCGCATCGCACAGCAGATTCGGTACGTGGAGAAGAACGACATCTGGACAGAGAACAAAGGGGCGTGTACTGCCACATACCGCTGTGAGTTCTGCGATCTATGCAGGTCGGGCGTAGTCTATCAGCCCGGCGACAAGGCCCCTGCCGGATACCGGCTAGGGTGGAACTCAACACCGCCGATTCCGGTGGTAGAGGAAATCAAACTTGGTTAGGAGGTAACGATGGTAAAAGCACCTAGCGCACCAAAAGTACCACCGCCCGCGCCTCCGTTGAGCGCGGCGATCCCGGTGTCCAACAAGACATTCACAGTAGCACCCTGGACCGGCGAGGGTGAGGGAGAGAAGATCATTCTGTACGGCCCCAGTGGAATGGGCAAGACAACACTGGCGGCGATGGCCCCGGACCCCGTGTTCATAGGCTGTGACGATGGCGGGCGGAAGATATGCAACCCGTTGACTGGCAGACCAGTGCTTCATGTCCCGGGCGTAGAGACGTTTGGTGACGTTCGCGGGGCTCTGCGATCCAATGCATTTGATGGCCACGGTACCGTAGTTATTGATACGGTAACACTGCTGCAGCACTGGGCGTTACCCTATATGTTCACAACCATCAAGCATGAGAAGGGACATGCTGTAAGCGGTATCGAGGGGTATGGATTTGGTAAGGGCTATAGGCATCTGTACGATACAATGCACAGTGTACTTGTTGATCTCGACCGATTGGTTGTCCGTGGTGTTAACGTCATACTAGTGTGCCAGTCTGCACCCATGCAGGAGACGAACGCGAGTGGCGAGAACTACTTTAAGGACGGGCCCGACCTGTTTCACACGGACAAGAACAGTGTTCGGAATGACTACGTCTCGTGGGCAGACCACGTGTTTCGCATCACCTGGCAGAACGCCATTGTTGAGAACCGCAAGGTTGCGCCGGTATCAGGCCGAATGATCAACACCAAGCCTGATGCATCGTTCTTCGCCAAGATCCGCGGCAGTAAACTTGAGGACTACCCAGCCGTGGCGTTCGGGAGTAAACAGGATGACAGTTTGTGGCGAATTTTGTTTAACGAGGAGGGGTGATAGTGGAACCAATTGTAGGCGGTCAGAAACCAGGACGTAATGATCCGTGTCCGTGTGGATCCGGGTTGAGGTGGGAATTCTGTCACGGGTCCGCAGAGAAGCACACCCGGGCTATGAAGGTAGCCAAAGATGCCTATATGGTGGAGATGACACGGTTAGTGGTGGAGGAGGTACAGCGAAAGCTGGTAGTACAAGTACCAATGTATGGAACACTGATAAGAAACCTAAGTAAGGGGAACACGTAAAAACATGAGTGAATTACGGGGTATACCGGGGCACCCGGGGTATGCTGTCTCGGATAGCGGGCAGGTGTGGTCCCTACCAAGGAGGAGTAGGCGGACACCCAGGCTGCTGCAACCGGATTGCAGTGACAATAAGTACGCCAGGGTATCGCTGTACTCCAGTGGTAGGGGCGTGCATAAATCTGTTTATCGACTTGTCCTTGAGGCATTCGTAGGGCCCTGCCCGGATGGGATGGAAGCCTGTCACAACAATGGGGACTCCTTTGACAATAGATTGGAGAACTTGAGGTGGGATACCAGGTCCGCAAATAACCTGGATGCTGTTAGACATGGTACTGCCTCTGGTTTGCTATCTAGAACACCGGGGGAGAAATGTGGTAGAGCAAAGTTAAGGGAGCTAGATGTTAGGCGGATGAGATACCTCCGGCGTGCGGGGGTGAAGCTGGCAGACCTGGCTACGGTGTTTGGTATATCGGCCAGTCAGGCGGGCTATATCTGCAGTGGAAAAAGTTGGTCACATATTTGAGGAGATTGTTTATGTCAGTAATAGATCGTACGGGTTCATTCAGAGGCAAAGTAGTAGACCGCGGTATCAGCGAATCGTCCGGGGGTTTCCCGCAGGCGGTCCTCCAGCTGGAAGCGGCCGAAATGTGGGATGCTGATAATGGCGTCTGGGTACCGTGGGCGTATGAGGAGATTGAGACCATCGCGTATCTGATTCTTTTCGGCAAAAATGGCAAGCCGACACTGAGCGCTCGTCAGCTAATGAAGTCCCTTGGGTGGGACGGCGTGGCATTCCTGGACATCCAGGAAAACGATAAGCTCAACGGCCAGATCCAGTGGCGGATGGAGGAGAGCACGTACGAGGAGAACACCACCATCCGGTGCCAGTGGATTGACCACTACGATGCCGTACCCGGGAAGAAGGTTCAGAAAATTGACAAGGCGGACATTCAGCGGCTGCAGGCCAAGTTTGCTGGCGGACTGCAGACTCTGAACGGCGGGCCCAAGCCCAAGGCCGCGCCCCCGAAAGCTGCACCGAAGGCGACTCCGAAGGCGGACCCTACGCCGCCTGCTCAAGAGACGGCTGCAGCTACGCGGACATCTGCTTCAGGGACCCCAACCGATGTTGCCGTCCCTGAGCCGCCCGCTGCCCCTGAATCGAAGAAGTCCAAAGCCAAGAGGGCCAGGGCCATCGACATGCAGAAAGCATGGGATGATTGCTACAAGGCCGGGAATGCAGCAGGCAAGAACGACGTAGAGGTCTCGCAAATGTGGACACAACTGGTCACAGATGCCGGTGGCAACGAAGCTATCGGAGACGACTGGTCTGGTATCAAGACTGCGTTCAGCGCGGCCCTCTAGCAAGCTTGTTTACTCGGGGAGAACGGAGGCTCCCCAGATTTTGGAGTAACATATGCCCGTGAACTTTGACGACTTGTATACATCATTGCGATCCAATATGCTACCGGCCATGGCAGATGTCCTGGCTGATCAACTTGGCCCGGCAGTGACGGCGGAAGCCATCAGCAAACTAGGTGTGGGATTTTTTCCTGCCGAGGATGCGTGGATCATCCCCGAACGAGACGAAACGGGTAAGGTGGTGGGGCTTACTAAGCGGTATGAGAACGGTAGAAAGATAGCCTGGAAGGGCGGAAAGCGGGGGTTGTCCTATGAATGTCTCGGTATTCTGCAAGTCGACGGGGAAGTACATGCCTGCAATTTCGTTAGGGTTTCTGAGGCCATGGTCCCATGCCCTATATGTGGACGGGAGAATGACGGGTGTCTGGTTAGTGACGACAACCCCGACGACCCTGGTGGGGTCATATGCGTACGAACGCCCGCTGGCGCAGCAAAGCAGATTCCGGGTTCTGGATACCTACATCACCGCCACACCGGATCTCGTGATGGACGACGGAGTGTGCAGGTACTACCTGCATCGGATAAGCCTGTCGTCATTACTGAGGGTGCGTCTGATGCAATGGTGGCGATCTCGCTGGGCTACGTTGCGGTCAGCATACCGCAGGCCGGGGCGGGGGCGGCGTCCCTCGCCGGGTTGGTGTCAGGCCGTGAGGCTATCATCGTCGGGGACCGTGACGCGCATGGCGTCGGTCAAGCGAGCCTTGAAGGCGTGTTTCAAACGCTGCTGCCGGTTTGTAAGTCGGCCATAAAGGTACTTCCACCCGAACCGTTTAAGGATTTGCGGGCCTGGGCGCCCACCATAGAGCTATTCGAGCAGCACGTCAAGGAGGTTGGTGATTCCCATAAGGCTACCACTGTGCTGGATACTGATGCCCCGTACGATATGATAGGGGCGTGGGTCAACGACTGTCAGACGTACCGTGGACATCGGATCATACAATGCCTGCATGACGATTTCTACCAGTGGGATGTGAACAAGTATCGCTTAATCAGTAAGGCCGTGCTGGATGGCTGGTGGTATAAGTGGTTTGGTTCCCGGCAAATTGCAACATCCGCTAAGGATGGTACAAAGATCGTGGACCTCAAGCCGAATCACCGGTTCCTGGTAGACCTCACTCGCGCTGCCAAGGCATACTGCAACATTGATGCTGATGAATCGGCTCACGAGCCACTGATTCTAAAGACCGGCAAGAGCATGGACCTAACCAGAGCAGTCGTGTTCAATAATGGCATCTACTATGTCGGAGAGCAGCAGCTTGTACCGATGACGCCGGATATCTTCCTGACCACGACACTACCGTACGACTATGATTCACGTGCCATCTGTGAGCTATGGGAGTGGTTCGTAGCTGATATATTCAATGGGGATCAGGAGTGTATCGATCTATTGCAGGAATGGATGGGCTACTGCATGATAGCCTCCAATCATATGCAGAGTATGATGTTCTTGTTCGGCGTTCCGGGGTCGGGCAAGTCGACGGTAGGCAGGGTCATCGAGGCCCTGTTAGGCAAGGCCCGAACTACTGGTGCTAATACCAACAGCTTCAAGGACATGTTCGGTCCCGCAGCCCTGCTGAACAAGTATGTGGCGATCATGTCTGAGTCGCGGGATACTAACAAAGGTGACATCGACAAGCTGTTACAGACATGGAAGGCCATCACAGGTGGTGACACGCTAAGTGTGCGGCGACTGTATAAGGCTGCGGTTGATGCCCGGTTGTTCTGTCGCCTGATGTATATTGCTAACGAGGTGTTGCCTTTTGACGACACTAGCCAAGCTATGGCGGGCCGTACCAATCTATTGTACTTCTCCAACAATTATCGGCTGGATAAGCCCGACCGTGAGATGGATAACAAGCTGATCAAAGAGATACCTGGTATCGCCTTGTGGGCGATAGAGGGTCTGCGGCGTCTGCTAGATCGGGACGAGTTTACGCTGCCCAAGGTATCGCGGGAGCACCTTGATGGCATCGCCGAACTGACCAACCCAATTGGCTTGATGCTTAGTGAGACCTGTAAGCTCCACGTCGGCGCTGACTTCTTTACGTATAGTACTAATTGCAGCACACTGTATGAGCTATGGCTGGCGTGGTGTAGCACCACGAATACCCGCAACAATTTGAGCCGAATTGCATTCGGAATGAAGCTGCGGGGTATGGAACACCCGTTAATACGGAAACGGACTATGATCGCTGGTAAACGGGAGTATATCTATGAGGGTCTGCAGATCAGGCCAGGGATAATGGAAGAATACTTAAAATAGGGGAACCTACATGCTTAACAAAATCCTATCAACAGTACTACTGGTAGCCCTCGTGGCTACCATGGTAATCGGCGTCGGGTGTGCAGCCCTGTCCGACTACGTGACCCCAGCAATCATCGATCAGCGTGCCGTTGAGCGCGCTGTCGACGCTGGATTGGCCGAACCCAATGATTATGCTGGTTACGCCAACCTGTACAAGGCTCGAAGATTGCAGCTACACGTGCGTGCTGCCCATGCGATCAACATGCTGGGGCTTGAACAGCTGATGGAAAAGGAGCAGCTTGACTCCAACATACTACGGGGCGTAGTAGAACGCAGTGTGAGCGAGGCAGTAGCACTGGAGGCGGCGATCTTCGACCCTACCACAGGTCTACTAGCAGCTGGCCTCGGTGTGTTTGGCCTATCAGCTGGTGGACTGTTGGGTCTGTTCCGCAAGCGCCCCGGTGACTGGGAGCCAGCTGAGGTGGAGACTGCCCTTGCTGGGGTCGGTGTAGAAGTGGGCGTGAAAGAAAAACAATTTACTGAGGTCGTCAAGGGCGTGCAGCAGTTCATGGATAGTAGTAAGAAATCGGGTGAACCGAACCTGCTGCTGGCTATAGAACAACTCAAGACGTTTCTGCGGGCCCAGTCAACGGACACAGCCGCCGCCGTAACAGCCGCTAAGAATGCGTGAGGAGTTTGACCTATGAAACTGGATACTCCCGTATCCGAGTTGCGGGGTTGCGGGCCAAGGAAGGCCCAAGCCCTTCGGCAGCTCGGCATAGAAACCGTGAAAGACTTGCATGGTCACTACCCTACGCGGGTGAAGTTTGCGCCCGTACCTACATCACTAAGCGGTGTGGTGTTGGGTGATACGATCACTGTGGTGGGTAAGGTAAGCCGTACAGCAGACGGGTGGGACGGTCGTCAGTTCCCATGTACAATCCTCAACACATTTGGTGAGGCTGTGCCAATCATCTGGTTCAACAGCTGGAGCCAGTTAAGACGCCTAATACACAAAGGTGTCCGCATAATGGCAACAGGGGTCCTTAACGTGCATGGGCACCTAGTCAACCCCGAGTTCCGCACGTTGCCTATAGAGGGCGAGCCCAACCTGGCTGACCTACGTGTGGTAATATACCCAGTGACCAGCGGAATCACAAGCAAGGACATCGGTCGGTTCGTTAAGCAGACCCTGCACTTGGCTGACGACACCGTGCGGTCTCTGCACAACCCGAAGAATCAGGCGGAATACAATGTGGCAGTACAACACGAGAAGTACCGCGAGTTGTTCTATATGCAGCTGGCGCTGGCTGTGCGAAAGCAGAGGCGGGAGTCGGAGCCTACAAATGTGCGGTGTGTGCCAATGATGCGGGACCCGGAGCGGTATTTCCCGTTTGATTTTACACCGGATCAACTGGGGGCCACCCGACAGGTACTAATTGATATGTGCCAGCATGGTTCCATGAACCGCCTCCTCCAGGGGGACGTTGGGTCAGGCAAGACCGCCGTTGCCGCCTACGCTGCTATGCTGATGGCCTGTAACAGCGGGCAGACAGCGATCCTGTGCCCCACGCAGGTGCTGGCTGAGCAGCACTACCGCTCGATCAAGGGATTCTTTGACGCGGCGGGGCTGAGATGTGTATTGCTATCTGGCTGTACTACGACTTATGTAGGACCAGACACGGACCACCCAAGGCTAGATATAGCCGACGTGGTGGTTGGGACTACGGCATTGCTAAGTACCGGAATTATGTTTCACAAACTCGGCCTAGTTGTGGTTGACGAGGAGCATCGTTTCGGGGCGGCGCAACGCGCAGCTCTGCGTAAGCATGGCAACCCCCACCAGCTAAAGATGTCGGCCACGCCGATCCCCCGTACCATCGCGATGACTGCGTTCGGTGACCTGGACGTAAGCGTGATCAAGACAATGCCACCGGGACGGTTGCCCGTGGAGACATGTTGGGTGCCCGGTCCCGCCAGTCAGGCGTATGCAGATATGGACTTTACCATTGAGGGCGAGCTTGCCAGGGGCCATCAGGTCTACGTCGTGTGCCCGCGTATCGAAGCCCTTGATGACGAGATGCGGGCGGTGGAGGAGGTTGCAGAGGAGTATCGGGAGCGATACCCAGGAGCAGTAGTTGGTGTACTACATGGCAAAATGGCAGCAAGCCATAAATTAGCAGTACAAGGTTGGTGGTCAAGGGCAAGACAGCTACCAGGTACGAGTGGTAAGATACTTGTCGCTACTACAGTTGTAGAAGTAGGCATCGACAACCCCAACGCCACCGTGATGGTTGTTGAGGGGGCCGAACGCTTTGGCCTTGCTACCCTCCATCAGTTGCGTGGCCGCGTGGGGCGCAGTGACAAGAAGTCGTACTGCTTTCTCCTGTCTGATACAGAGAGTGCCGAAGGACGCGCCAGGCTCAAGGCTATGGAGCGGACCAACGATGGGTTTGAAATTGCCGAGATCGATCTTGGTATCCGCGGACCCGGCGATTTGCTGAGTACACATCAGCATGGGTTGCCCGACTTGAAGCTGGCGGATCTGGTTGTTGACTACGAGTTGATGCTGGACGCCCGATCAGCGGCGGCTACAGTGATGTACTTAGATGCAGATGATCCTGTACGTATAGCAAACCTATCTGAACTCAAGTCGCGGTACAGCACAGGTCTATCGCTGTCGGAGCTAGATTGATGCACTATACTGACGCAACTAAAAACTACATGGTGTCCCGCAGCGGTAGGGTGTGGTCGCTGATATCTAACAAGTGGATAAAACCGTATGTTTGCAGGGACGGCTATCAGCTAATTAACCTGAAAACCGCGCTGGGGCGTCGTACTATCCGCATCCACCGTCTAGTCCTTGAAACCTATGTAGGCCCATGTCCCGAGGGAATGGAAGCCTGTCACAACAATGGGAACAAGGCAGACAATAGGCTTGAGAATTTGAGGTGGGATACGCATTACAGCAACATTAGGGACAAAGTCAGGCACGGCACTTACACTAAAGGGGAAGATCATGGCCATGCCAAGCTAACAGAACAACAGGTGAGACAGATTATCTACACCTATAGGACCGGGCTATTTTTGCAGAGGGAAATTGCTGAGCAGTATGGCGTATTGCAGAGTAACATATCAATGATAGTGTCCAAGCGTACCTGGAAACACCTATGGGAGACGAAATGAACAAAGCCGAAGAGACATTCAGAGAAGAATTAGACAGAATCAAGAACCCTGTCATCAAAAACTTCGTAATCGACGTTATCGATACGATGGCTCCCGATTATTTCTGGACGTGCCCGGCATCCACATCAGGCCGATACCATCCTCAGATATCACTTGGCGAGGGTGGCCTTATCCGGCACACCAAGCTGGCCGTGTGGTGGTCGACTGAGCTTATGAGAACAGACGATTGGCATCAGGACGAACATGACGTTGTGATAGCCGCCTTGATCCTTCACGATCTGCGAAAAAACGGCGACAAGCTGGTGAACGGCCGGGCCACCGTGAAGAACTGCGTCAACATACACGGTACAGTACTGGCCGATGAGATCGCGGTGCGTAAGTTTCCACCAGGAGTAGAACCGCCCGAACTGTTGCGCCGTGTCCTTGACGGCATCGCGTATCATATGGGAAGGTGGACATGCCCCGACTGGAAGACATCGCCGCCAAGGTCCAAGGACTGGCAGCAAAATCGTATTCGCCGAACCGTGCATCTCGCCGATTATTGTGCGAGTCGCCGTGTGGATGTTAAGACGCAGGAGTTACGGATGGGAGCCATCGGGTGATCCACTCAACAGATACCGTACTAGCGTGGCTTCGCGAGAACTGTCAACATGACCGTGTGCTGTACAACGCTCTGAACAACCACAGTAGGCAGCCGGATGTAATATGGTCTATCCATAATGGTTGGCGCGTGGACGCCTTCTCACAATCCGGTGAGCACTATGCCGCGTTTGTGGTGCCACATGCCGTAACTGGGGAGCCTAACCATTTCCAAAGGATATCGCCGGATCAGTCGATGGAGGCCGAAGATGAGGACGAGTAAACATTTTACTGTAGGCAGTCACTGTGAAGTGCTGTTAAACTCGTATTGGTGGACCCTTGGCGTCGGCATAAAGCTCACAGGGGTGAAACTACTGACACTGTACCTGGGCCCCGTAGTGGTGATTCTATCATGGCAGTAGATCGCCCGCTTCCCTACAGTGACATTGTCCCCATCGACGGAATACAGGACTACCTGTACCGCAAGACGGGGACGCTAATAAAAAAGCCCCGGATCAGTAGGTATGTGAGATCCGGGGCTATTAGGACAATAACCAGGCCGCACCGGGCGGGTGGGGGGACCTTCACCCGGCGAGCCTGGTTGGATGAGTTTATTCAGGAGAACTCGTGATGAAGGTGCTAGTTGCGTGCGAGGAGTCGCAAGCCGTTACGGTACAGTTACGTGCATTGGGAGTAGAGGCGTGTTCCTGTGACACGCTACCATGCTCCGGGGGTCACCCGGAGTGGCACATACAGGGTGATGTACGGCCGCTTAAGTCGCCATCAATCGGACAAGGGCGAAGATCATCCCGGCCTGAGCGAGGATAATAGAGACTGCGGTTGATACCAGCACGAAACCCATTCGTCGATGGAATGCAGCATGTATGTCGACCCACTTCTCGAACCGATCCGTGCGCTCATCCACCCTGATCAGTAGTTCAGCTTGTTCCTCGCGTGTCATAATGCACCCCTTCTGGATACTGTACTCGCTGACGTTGCGTTATCCCCGTACACCTGAACAGCCATACCGAAAAACCCGAAGGTGGAGAATATGATACCCCTAGGTATCCCCTGATCATCAGCAGCCTTAAGAACATCGTCAAGTGACAGGGGTGTAACTACTTCCTTAGCTGCCCACTGCCACGTGAACGGGCCATCAAATGCCGTCTGCCTGGATATACTGGACCAGGCTATACCGAGGGCTGGGGATAGCTTGTATCTAGCGAAGCGTTGAAGGAGCCGGTCCATGTCGTACCCGCTGAGATCCTGTATCTCGCCGCTCTCCGCCTTACGCTGTGTGTATGCCAGTCGCTTGATCATCGTAAATGCCTGGGCAAAACCAGAGGTAGGGTCCAAGCGGAGCCTACCATATCGTTGTTTCCCGAAATCGGAAGACAGCATGTCCCATTCAAATTCGGCCCCGGCTATCATACCGAGCATAGCCACAGTAGCATATCCCAGTAGGTATCTGGCCACCTCTTGTGCCATCATCCTACGTACGTGCCTGCTTCCTCGCAGATGTACCTCTGGTCTCCAGTGGGACTCGCCCTTCTTGTGGTGGTACTCCAGTTGTCCGCCCAGTGTGGCGATCATCTGGAACCTACTTATGGTTCGGCGTGGGGCCCACAGGACACCATTGAGCGTATTGACCGTGCCTTCTATGCCGCGAATGTTACCGCGACCAGTGGACATGTTGACGAAGTCGGCGATAGCCTGACCATCAATATCAGTGAGTCCTGATTCACTGGCGAAGGCACCGGCCATAGCGTCAAAGCTATCAGCACGAAGTATGTTGAGCGTGGTCGCGAAGGCCCTGTTAGACGCCTTGATGCCGGGGATGGAGTCTGCCAATGATTCCCGGTGTTCCTCCTCCCGTTCGGTAAACGTGGAGGCATCGGATGCCTGAGTAAGACCCAGTCCATACTTCTGGTAGAGCGGGGCGTTCGCCCGAGCAAGTATCTCCTGGTTGATGAAGAATGCCCGCTTGTCGGACAGCGCCGCACTGAATGCTTTGGGTATTGTCTTGAGTCCCTTTATGGGGTGACCAAGCACTGCAAACCCGCCCTGGTTGAATAGACCAGAATCATCAAATGACGACTTCATGGACATGATGGATCGGGCCACATTGGCGCTGCCCCGCCTAACGAGTCCGTGTTGTTTGTTCCGTAGCTTGACTATCCTTCGGCCGATCTCAGCATTCAGCTTGGCTGCCTCGTACTGCAACTTCAATGTGTGTTGACCGGGTTTGAATGCGTATGCCTGTTTCCTGTTGCCAAAGTCCTTGGCCGCTAGACGGGCATTCAGGTATGCGATCTGCTTTTCCAGTTTACGCTGTAACCAGGGCTCGCTATCCTTTTGGAGCTTCTTTACCTGACCCAGTACTACCTGTAGATCCCGCACCACCTTATCATCCAGGTCAACGGCATCCGCCTCGCTGTCAGGGAGCCGTCCCTCCTTCAACCAGTACAGCACATCATCGATAGATGTCAGCTTGTGCTTCTCTTTCTTCAACTGCTTGCGGAGATTGCGTAGCATGTACTCCATGCCAAATGTGTTCTTGGTCTTCCGTTGCTGTGCCCCGTCAAAAGCATCCACGATGTTGGTGTGCGTTACAGCGGGGAGGTATTCCCTAACCTTCTTGACGACCGAGTCGATAGACGCCTTCGGATCACGAGACGCCAGGTTCATAACGATATCGGTCAGTACAATATCTGTCTGCTCACGGCCAAGAAGATCCTGTAGCTGGGCGTCCTTGTCGGCATCCGTCATCTTGGCCAACCGCCCCAGCTTAGTAATCTTCTTCGCAGTATCCCGTAGGCGATTCTTAGCGTCAGTGCGACCAGAAGTATCAGCCGTAGTGCGGGCCTTGCGTAAACTACGGACCCGTCGCTTTAAGTCGTTCTCCAGTGCAGGGGTCAGGTCAGCACCGGTGGTATCCTTGGCGCGAGCTAGTACGCCCAGAACATCCCCATTGTCGTCCAACATTTCCTGCCGGGCCATACCAGTAGCGTGCCACTCTGTTCCACTCCACTTCCCAATCTGGTAGATGGTCTCGTAATCACGTCGCACATCATCCCACTTCTGCTTCGCCTCCTTGTACTCTACAGAGTCAACCGGTAGCTTTACCAGCTGATCATTCAGCCCGTTTGCTTCCGCTTTCAGGGTGATTAGCGCCGCGTTCATCCCATGTGATTCCAGGTCCGTAGCTGGTCTGGGGTTCTCCAGGATATCCGCAGCCACTGCTCTAGCCTTACTTGGCGCAGCCCAGCCCTCCCGCACTGCCTGTTCCTGTCGTTCTTTGACAGTACCGCGGGGTGTCATTTCCGGGGCGGCGGGCAGGCCCATAGCCTGGGCCCGCTGATCCAGGCTGGCGTTGTTGAAGGCCGCTCCCTGCTGCGGGTCGACAGAACCAGGACGATCCGTAGGTACTTGCCCGACAGTTTCATCACCCACAGGAGCCATGGGCGGAAGGTCTGCCGAAGCCCGCTCAGCTGCAGCAGATAACGCCTCCTGGCCTTCTGGTGCGAGGGATACAACCTCTGTGGGTCCAGTTGCCTGCGTAAGGGCATCAGACGCCTCGCCAGGAGCCGGGGCGGCTATGGGGGTGTCCACGCTAGGGGGGTCCAGCGGTTGGGCGTTACGGCGAAGGTGGGCCACGTCGCTTTGTCGCTTGACCTCGCCCACGATAGAGGCCCCGCCTCGGGCCATGGATATACCGCCACCTGTAAACTCACCCACGATAGCACCGCCCAGGCCTGCAGAGCCAAGCCGGATCAGGTCAGCCTTTGGGTCGAAGTCTCTGGCCAGTGCAACCTCAGCGCCTATGCCCGTGGCCTCCTGTATCACTTCCTGCAGACCCTCACCAGCAGCCTTCATGGTGTGCTCAAATGTGATGTCGACACCAGCCACGGCCATTTTCTTGAATGCCCGTTCACGGGCAGCTTGTACCAGTCGCTTGACAGCGGCCTTGTTTCCGATGCGTAGCACGCCATCGATCTGCCACTTCTCTACCAGTCCGATAATTGGAGCGGTAACCCACCGGGCGGCGTCTGCCTTCTCGTGGCTTACGCCAAGGTCGATCAGGTTCTGGTATACCTCTTCACCACCCAGGACAGCACTCGTGGCCACGACGCCAACGGGGCCACCGATCATAGCAGCCACAGCGGACACGCCGAACTGCGGAACCGTCTCGCCAACGAGGTTAACCAAGAAGCCAGCAGCACCCCCGCGCCTAGCGCGTAGCGACTCTGCGTCAGACAGCTTGTAGATGTCGTGTGCTTGCTTACGTAGGTCATCCTGAGCCTTGGAGGTATCTACTGTCCTGGCCGCGGCTGCGTATGGCCCGCCAACCGGGATCGTCTCAGATGTCTCCATCAGGGAGGCAAGAGCACCCGGCACAGCAGCTATACCTTTGATACCACCACGGCCAACGGCGTGATACAGATCGCCAAGTAGCGTACCACCGGATCGGGGTGTACCGGCAACGAAGTCCGTAGTCGGGCCTTGGGGCACGGGCGTACCGGCAGCCTGCCCGGCAACGGCACCTTCTATGACACCGGCAGTGCGGGCGTTGAAGTCAGCGGTGGGTGCCTGTGGTGCGGCCTGCCTGGACAATGCGCCCTGTATGGCCGACGTTACTGACCGTCGCGATAGTTCCCGCCGTGCTAACTCGGCATATGCTTGCTCGGATGTGATGGGCATTATTGGCCCCCACTTACAAGCCGCCGTAGTTCATCATCAGACATCTGCGACACATTCTTCTGGGTGACTGCGGGTGCCCGGTGGGGCCTCTCTTTACCAATATCGTTGGCTATGGTACTAGCGGCACCGGACAGGTTGGCGACACGCCTCCCGACAAGCTGACTAGCAGCTGCGTCGAGTACTTCCTGGGCACTGGTATATTGCGATAACAGATTCGCGTATACGGCCTGCTGTTCCGGACCGGCCAACTCCCAATCAGTGTCGAGGGAACCAGTAGCACCAGGTTTCATTACGTATAGGGCCTGTCGCTTTCTCTGGGTCTTCCCCCACCCCTTCGGATTGTGGGTGTCCGTCTTAAAGCTGTCCAGACGGTTCTTGAGTATCTTGAGCGTACCCTGTGTCTCCTGCACAACCTTATATGGACTCTGAGACTTTGGCGGACGAAATTCTGTCACTGGTACGTCGTACCCCAGCACCTTGTACTGCAGCGACTTGGCGGCATCTTCGTTGATGACACCTTCCTCTGCCATCTTTGCGTAGGTCTGGATTTCTTTCATACGCAGGGCCTGCTGGAGAACAATCTGCCGTTGGGCGGCTGCCTTCTGCTGCTCTAGTGCCTGCGTCTGCGGCTCCATCTTCCCTTTGAGGCCGATCCACTTTTTCTGGTAGTTGGCGTTTAGCTGGCCAAGACGTTGTCGCTGTTGGTCTTGCTCCATACCGGAGTTACGGATAGTATCGACGTCGACCTGATACTGCTTGTACGACGTGTCGAGTTCATGTTGTACCGGGGCCTTTATGCCTGCTATCTGCTGATCGAATACCGATAGTTGGGATAGAGCCTGCTCCCCGTGCCACTCTGCGAGCGTAACGGGATCAGATGTCCCTGGTGAAGGGGTCTGCGCCTGCCGACCGACGAACCCCTCCGGGCCGTAGTCGCCACCTGGGCTCTGATCGTATACTGGCTCTGATAATCCGGTGTTGGGGTCCCTCACCATGCGGCCCATCTGAATAGTCTCACCGTTTATCACGGCCTCAGCCGCGGGACCGCCCTCAGTACCAGCTGCGGGTAGCGATGGGAAGGGCAACCCGCCAGTAGACATGGTTCTCATAATACATCTCCGTGCTTACTTGGTTAAAATATCCCGAGAGCCAACAGTATCACACTCATAGTGAAAGCCCACTGTAGCCGCTAGGGCATCACCAGCGTAAGCATCACCAGCAGCAACGATACGCTGAAGTTTGAAGAGCAGTTGATCTCCAACCTTGAAGTTAGTTCCAGTGATAACGGGTAGATCAGAGCGTTCAAAAGCGTACTGGGTATCAAAGGCTGTCTCTACAACAATCGTAGTGGGGGCATCCAGTGTTAAGGTATCACGTGCTACAGTATACTCAAGTTGCCACTTAACTTGATCTGTCCCTGTTGGTGCTGCAATCCCCTGCCAGTGAATATGGAACGTGATATCCGAGCCCTCTTTGTAGTCGTGTTGAAACTCAATAGCCCCAGACACCGACTCACCAGTGGCAAAGCCAAGACAGGCTATCCCCGTATCTGCACCAGCTTCATCGTAGTACGAAACAACAGTTGGCCGAGTCGCCCCAGTTCCTGTCCCTAAGTTTAGAGTACCAACATTGGCGTCCCGCCATACGGTCGCGGCACCATGAAACTCTAGGGTGCCGTCCGCTTCAAACTCAGAATAATCGGTAGTTCCACCGTCTCCAATCTTTGCACCAACTGAACCAAGAATCTCACCGTTGATGGTTAAAGTCTGATCTGCCGGGGCGACAGCAAACACCCCATATAGCAGAGCTTTAGTAAGTTCGTTGGCAGCAGTGACACGGTCCTGGTTGTCTATCAGCAGTATATTACTGGCCGTTGTTTGCCGGAATCCAGCTTGGTTCCCGACAAAGATATTACTGGCCCCGGCCGTACTGAGGAATCCTGCTGATGCCCCGATAACTGTATTGTAAGAACCCTCGGTATTCCTGTTGAAAGTATTCCCGCCGATGGCTACGTTGTACGACCCTGTAGTGTTGTAAGGCCCGGTGCTGTGGCCTAGGTACATGTTGTAACTGCCAGTGTTCGCGATGCCGCCCGTAAGCCCGTATCCGGCATAGTACCCTATGTTTACATTCTTCTCCCCCGTAGTTAAATTGACTCCGGTGTATGCCCCGAGATTAACATTCCTGATACCGGTAGTATTGCCCCCGGCAAGGTATCCCAGGTTAGTTATGAAGTCAGTAGAGTCAATGAGTAGCCGGTCCGTAACAATAAGATCGGCAAAAGTCGGGGTAGCTCCAGTATGTATATCTTGTGGGGTTGAAAGTGTTATGCTTCCAGCTGCATTGGTTACAATAATTTGATTTGCTGTTCCAGTGAGTGTAGCAAGAACCGGATCAGCCCCAGTACTACCAATGGGGATTTGCCCATTTGTAGCAACACCCAGCGGTGTCACGGCCCCGGTGCCGGAACCTAACAGAATACCGTGGTCCGTCAGCGTTGCAGCTCCGGTTCCGCCCTTACCAACTATAAGGGGATCGACAATGCCGATAGTAATGGTTCCGTCACCGTCATCGGCCACATTGATTTCATTAGCGGTACCTGCTACCCACGCGAATAGGTCTGAGCTAGACAGTTTCTTGTCGGCGTCAGTAGCCGTGAGTCGGCTGGCCGTGGCGTCCTCTAGCTCTATGCTACCGAAGGACGGATCAGACCCTGCGCCCAGCGAATCACGTATCTTGCCTAGCGCGCGTATCACATCGCTCTCGAACCTGGGCGAACCAGGCATGGGGATATTGAATGTGTTATTCAGGTCACTCATACCCGGGGACTCGACATCATGGGCACCGGATTGTTGTTACTCTGTCCGCCACCGCTAAGCTGTGCGATGTACTTCTGCAGTGCCTGATTAGCCATGTTGGATGCGAATTGTAGCCCCTGCCCGCTCATGGAAGCATCAGCCCTCATCTGTGCAGTCTGTATGGCAGTGCTACTACCAACCTGCGTACCGTACACGTTAGCGGCGGTCTGCCCAAGGTTTTGCAGTACGCCAGCCTTCGCCTGGGCTAGCCCGATGTTCATACCTGGTCGCACTTCATTCTCGTACGCAAGCTCGGACGCGGGCATGTTGAGCGTATTCGCCATACCGGCATTGACAGACTGCATGGCGATGTTGCTCATGGTCTTACGCTTACCGGACTGGTACATCTTCTCTACGTCACTACCAGCACCCGATAAGGTGTCGAGGGCCCGTTCAAATGGTTGAGTGACACTGGCCGGTGTACCGCTTCCGCCAGCGGCACCACCAGTACTAGCTGGTTGTACGTGATAATCCGCTCTACCAGCACCACCGACAGTTCTACCTCGCGGGCCCCCACTTTCAGACCAGCCACCTACAGTTCTACTCCGTGCCATTATCTTAATCTCCTACCCGGTGCCCCTTGTTCAAGGATCATTTTCTCAAAACCCCACGTTTCGCTTATCGTGCTGTTCCCTATCCGCACACCGGCGTACGCCCCGCGCACACCTCGCCTGCGTTTGCCCCCGTGCTTTCTGCCGGGGCCGCTGAACGTTATCGACAGTTTGTACCCGGTACCTAGTATCAGCTTCTCATATAGCTCCCCCGCCCCGTCCTCTGCCCAGACGTACATGTATGCGTCGTCGGAGTTGTCTTCTGAACCACCCGACGCACCACCGGACAGCACCACGTCTATTGAGGACAACGAACCATCGCGGCCGTCTTTGGCGAGTGCCATGGGGCCGTAGTCAACATAGCTGTCGATAGCTACGCCGTCGTCATTAGCCACAGAGCTATCTTCGACACGCAGGTAGCCGTCCTTACACCCGCAAATTAGCCCACACAGATCAGGGTCGTTTGCAGCATAGTAGAACTGACTGTATACGCCGTGGTCTGTAGAGGCATCAGTGTCGTAGAAAAAGCCCTGAGTCCGCAGGTCGTACCAGTATACTCGGCTGCTGCCGCTAGACAGCAGGGTGATACAAATCTTAATGCCAATACGCACCGGGTCGTACCCCATGGTTATGCGGTGCGTCGACGGGTCCGCAGCTACATCGCCAACGAGATTGGGAAGCGACTCCTTGTTCATCGTGCTGATAGTGAGCGCCCCGCGATCCATCATATGCAGCCCACCGCTGCCCCAGAACC